ATATCTTACCAGCATCGGCTAGTCTCTTTATTCTTTGCTTAACAGTACTTTCTTTAAGATCGCCCTGTGCTGCTATGATTTCTTTTTGTTTTACCCATATATTAATAGGATCAGTATCTTGTTCTTTAGCAAATTGTGCTTGTAATTCTGCTATAACTAACATTGTTTCATCTATTTTAGAATCATCTTGTTGATACATATCTTCTTTAGGTGCTTCTACTAATACACCAGATGTTAGCCCTGGATAGTTAATTAAGTCTATTTCTTTAAACTTAAAGTACTTAGGCATCATAGCTTTACCATCTTTGACAAGTGTTTGATTAAATTCTACAAACATTTCTTCATCAGGGTCCTTACGTTTAACAGAAAACTCTGCATCTACAGCAGCAGGTAATACTGAACTACCTCTTGCTCTCCCATTAGAACTATGCCCTGTATGATGTATCAATGCTATACATGACTTAAATGTTTGCTTTAAATCATCTACTCTTTCAATAAAACGATTCATATCTTCTGTACTATTCTCATTACCGCCACCAAAATTACGCGCTAATGTATCAACATATATAGTTCCTATATCACCAAATTCTTCTGCTACATCTTGTATATGTTCTTTTAGTTGTGTATGATCTTTTTCATCTAAAAACCTTACGCCACGATCTGATATAAATAGTTGTGATTTATGTAAATCATGATGATAATAATGCTCCCATGCTTGTACACGTCTAGCAATACCACGTTGACCTTCACCTGCAAGATATATAACAGGGCTTTGTTGGCACTTATGTTTATGCCATTCAATACCTAAACTAGAACATAGCGCCATATCAATAGCTATAAATGATTTACCACTTTTAGGTGCTCCATATATGTCTACAACTGATTCTTTCTCTAGGATATCTTCTATTATCCACTCTGGCTCTCTTATATTAGTAATAAGATCACTTATCTGTCTTAATACAAGTGTTCCTCTACGAGCCTCTCGTGTAGCCGTAGATATATAATTTTTAAAAGACTCTTTGTTAAAATCTTTACGTTCAAATGCATCATATAAATCATCTTTTTCATTAAATGTATCTGGTATATCTGCTATCTTTACAGTACATTTTTGATTTATAAGATATTCGCTTAATTCTTTAGCACATTTACTACCTGCTTCATCATTATCTGGCCAAATAATTACCTCTTTACCTGCAATAACTGACCAATCAGCTTTTTTCCATGAATTAACACCGCCATGCCAACAACATACAGGTCCATCATATAGTTCTAATGCTCCTTTAGCTGCTTTTTCACCTTCGTTAATTAATACAGAGCCTTCTCCTTGTGTTAAATATATAGGCATTAATCCATTTGGGCGTTTTGCATACCAAATATTATTTTCTTTAGTAAATGGCGCATATTTTTGTTTAATCTTGTAATTATCAGGAAAGCGCATAACAACAAAATCATCAGAGTATTTAGTAAATACAACAGAATCTTTAGCAAACTGTTTCATTTGATCAGATGTAAATGATTGATGTGTTTTTGTTGATGTAACTGTATTTTGCATAACAGGTTTATTTATATTTAATATAGTGTCTCGATCTTGATTAAAATAATCAATCAACCATATAACTCCTCCTCCTTGGTCCTCTTCAAAACTATAAAACAATCCTGTTTCAAGATTGAGGCACCAACTTCCGTGAGTGCCCCATCTTATTTCATTAGTAGTTTCTTTTGTAGGATTACCTAGTAACTGCTTACCAATTTGTGGAGCCAACTGTATAAAGTCAACTTCATTCATTACTTAAAATGGTAAATCGTCTTCAGTTAAAGGTTTCGCGCTAGGATCAAACCTAGGGTCTCCTGACTCTGGCGTTTGATTATTTAATGTACTACTATTATCATTAAAATTAAAGCCACTAGATTGCTCTTTAGGAGCCTCTACACCAAAATCAGCTGGTTTATCAGCCCATTTAACAAAAGTAAACTCAGGTATTGATGAAGAGCCTACTTTAAATTCTTGTACTCTACTACCTGTATATTGTAGATGTGGTACTTTACCTGGATTTTTCTGTATATCGTTCCAGAATGTAGAACACATGTTATTAAAACCTTCACCTTCGCCCCATGTAAAACGTTGCCAAAGTCTAGTTCCTACATCTGGTATATATATAGATACACTAAATGCTCTTTTGTAATCAGGGCCAGGTTGTGTTCCTTTTACACCAGGACGCTCATCCCATGAAAAGTTATACATACCATCATACATACCCCAACCTGTTTGTATAGATGTTGGATCAACTAAGAAATGTACTAAGTTAATTTCACCATCTTGTGTTTGCCAGGTTTTATCTTTGCTGCTGTGTTTTATATATAGCGAATCAGAACCTCCGCCGTTTAGACCTAATATGTCCATAAATATACTCCTGTTAATGTATTGTTTTATCAATACCACTTAAATACTCAGCTTCAAGTCGTGCATAACAGCGCTCCTTAAAACTATAATAGTCCTCATCATTCACAATGCCAAAGACATCACAAGCGATTTGGATTCTTTCGTAGGATTTCCTACAAAACTGGTCGAAATCTTCATCATACAGATAGCTATTTATATCCATCTGCTTTTTGTAAGATTTCATCTAATCTCTCACATATATCTGACAATGGACACATATAAGTACATTGCCAATTTGGCGCATGAAAATCATTAAATAACCATAATGGTGCCACGCACATAATAGACTTACGATCAAATTTATATATAAGTATTGGTATTAAATCTTCACCTGCACTATTTACAGCTTGATCCCACCATTCGTTTTTATATATATTTTGATTTATATTTCTGTAACGTTTACATTCAATAGCAAACTTGTTCCAGTAAATATCAGCCATACCTTTTGTTTGATATTGATCTAAATTCCTTTTAACTCTGTCATCAATACTTTTTTCTTCTAAAACTTTATTTATTTTATTAACAATAACTCTTTCAAATGCTGCACCTTTGTTTCTGCTATTTACCAATTTTTTGTCTCCTTACTAGCTCTCTTACAGCTTTGAGTTTTATTTTAGGTCTTGTATTATGATTATTAATTAACGTTTCAAGTTCTTCTATGCTTTTATTTTTAACGTAATAATGTTCGATTTCGTATTTACCTGTTATTTTATTTCTTGTCTTTGCTGACTTTTTTATTTTTTCTGGCATTTTTAAATATTTTATCCCAATTTTTATCTATTTTCTTTTTGTCTTCTGGTCTACGTTTACTGCCTTTACCACCATGCCAACTCATGTAATCTTTAATTTCTTTTTAATAAGTTGCTCTACAACATAAACCATTTTCAAACCGTGGTTTTTACAATATGTTTTTAATTCTTTATGCACGTCTGCACTAATCCAAACGACTTGTTTATCTTTATATTCCATGTTTCTTAATCCTTAATGTTTTTGCTCTTACACTTCTTTTATCTTTAGGTGGTATGATTTTTTCTGGTTGTGCTTTGAAATTAATCATTGGCCATTTGACAGTATATTGATTTGTTTTACCTTCTGATGAATCACCTATTAATGTTTTTAATCTTGTTTCTGCATAATCAATTGTTTTTTCTAGGTCTTTGATAATTCTTTTATTTTCAATAATTGTTTCAATGACAGCATCAGTGCCTCCTGGCAATATCATATCATCTTTTTGTACTTTTTTATAAACTATATTTGCATCTGCACTTGTTACAGGTGGATAATATACTTCTTGTTTAACTCTATTATCAAAATCAAATACTATGTCATAAAGCTCATGTTTAAATTCAGGATCACGTTTATATAAATAAATCCTAAAATCTGTTGATTGCCATAATACAACTACAGCGCACCAATTGTATCCAGTACATTCCATAAGTCCTTTTGATTGTAATACACCGCGCCATTCTTCTAATTCATTTGTTGGTATATCTCTTGTACATTTACATTCAAGTACACCAGGACCATCTAATGTAATAGTTTGTTGTTCAGGAATGATGAGCCAAGGATACTGACCGTTTTTAAATGTTAATTGTTTTGCAACGCCAGTACCATCTAATGATCCAGCAAGGGGGATTTCTGGATGTTCGACAGGCTCATCATGATCTGTTTTGACAAAATCTAAACCTAACATACTTGCAGCTTCTTCAAGTAAAACAGGTTCTAATACATCACCCATTCTTTGTATAACTGTTTGCTCGTATTGTTCAGGATTAATTCCGTTATGTGCTTTTATAGCAATATCTAACCATTCATTTTGTGTCATATATTTGCTAATACCTTTTATTACAGGTAATGTAGAACAACTTGCTTTAGCATAACTAGTTTTTTTACCTACCATTATATATTTCTCCTGTAATATAAATCTGCTAATTCTTGTAAAGAAAGATCTGAAGGATATATATGTGTTTCATGTTCTGCATCTATATATCGATCTGTAACTTTAATAGTTCCATCGTTATAAATAATTTTTGTGTATTTATGATCGCCCCAATTATTTATTTCTAATAACTTAATTCTATTAGACCATTCTGTTATCTTAGGTATATCTTCTATAGGAATCATCTATTAACACCAATTAAATAAGATATTTCAGTTGTAGAATCTCTGACAACATATTCTTTATTAGCTGTTTGTACTTTATTTTCACCAGTATAAACATCTTTGTAATAACCTTTTATTTCTCTTATAGATAATATTAAAGGTTTTGTTTTACCAACTTCGTTTAGTTTTATTTCTCTCATTTGTTATCCTTGTCTTTAATTACTAAAGCAG